TGTTGTGAATTTGAATCCTAGTTTTTTTAATTCTTCCTGATACATTTTAACATCGATCGCCTGATCGGCTAAAGCCTTTGATAAAGCGTTTACCAAAGTTGTCATAGCCTCGCCCCTTGCTTTTAAATCCTCCTGAAATATTGGAAGGTGTAAGTATTCAGCAACTATCGAGGTATTGTTGCCTTCTAAAAACTCGGAAGATATACCGCCCATCCACTCGTTAGCTTCTGGCATTACAGTGCGCACGTATAACCCCTTTTCTGCTTGGTGTTGGTTTTCGTATGTGCTACCCTGAGCGCGCACAAACAATTCTGCAGGAACCCCGAACTCATCTAAACATTTGTTAAAGCCCTGTTCAATCTCTTGGAACAGTCCTAAGTTCATAGGATTATTAGTTCCGGCTTGCTGCCACTTAATCGGGAGGTCGGTAATGATGCTTTGATACTGGCCTTTTCTGGTGCCATAGTTTTTAAACTCGTCTTGCACCCGGTCGCGTTCTTTTGGGTCGATAGGTACCTGTCCGACAATATCCTTTCCATCATTCACCCATGCGCCATTGGCTCCGCGATGTTTCAAGATTACGCCCCTGCTTTCGTAGGCTATGCGCATGTTGTTAATCACAGAAGAAAGAGCGGTCAATTTGCTTTCTCCTTTCAATAAGTTCTTATCGGTCGCGTGTTCGATGTTTATCCGGTTGTCGTTGAAGTGAATTATTACCGATGAATCATAAGGAAGATACTTACCCCCGTCTTGCTTGACTTCATACGTTACCTTTGGGCGTGTGGCATTTAGGTAGAAAGGCGTGCTGTTGTCGTACTTAACGTTGACGATGGTGTCAGGAATCGAATATAACGCTTTCACGCGCTCGATGTCTGGGTTAAATCCGAGTGGCACGGTCTTGAAGATATACTCATTGCCGAACACTTCCCGGCAAACCTTGGATTGAATGGCGAACTCTTTGAACTGCTGAAACCAATTAGGATTTTGAAGCAATGCGATTAAAGCCTGACCTTTTGGGGTGGCCTTATCCTTACCGTCTTTATCTACCTCACGCAGCCGCATGTTGCTAAACGCGCGCGCCTTCATGTTGATGATGGCGTTTACTTCTGGGATTTCTTGGTAGGATTTTAGGCAATCAACCTTATCGAATGTTCCCGAGTTGCCACCAATGACGTAGAAATATCCAGCACCGTTCTTTTTTACGGTGAACAGGTTATCATAAATAACGGGCGGAAGCCAGTCCTTTAGTACCAATTTGGAAATGTTTTCCCAAAAATAGAAAAAGGCTTTGATATTCCCAATTAGGGATAAAGAATAATTTTAGGGCTATAAAGTCAAAAGGCCGACCAGCGCGCAGCAGTCAGCCTCTTTCTAAGTGATTCGTCATTACCTTAGATTCCCTTTATTGTGGGTGCGGTGCAAAATTACACAATCTTTCGAAATAAAAAAGGGGTATAAGCCCGTCTGGCTTAACCCCCTTCCCCTAAACGCATATGAAAATAAACTACACAACAAACCTACATTTAAATCCTGAAATCTCCAACGGTTAAGTAACCGGACGCGCTCCAGCAATCGTCATACTTATCAATCGTCTCAGATAGTTGCACCCCATCAACCACCCGGTAACAAAAGTTTTCCTGTTCTCGCTTGAAATCAGGATCGCGGATTATGTGGATATTGTATTTCTTTAACATGGAAATCCAGTAAGCGCGTGAGCCCGGGAACTTCTTTGTAAGTAGGGCGTTGATCCCTGACCTCCGCATATCACTAACCCATCCAATACCCGTGTTGGTGTTATCCATGTTGGTATCGCACCAGATATGGCCAGTAATGCCAAGCGACCGCACCGCGTCAATTACCTGCGTGGAGGTATCGCATGGTGAGTAGTATAACTTTTTGAGAAATAGGTCAGGCTTTGGAGATTTGCGCCTGATCCCTCCCTTAACGATTACGGTAGGGTGAGCCGATCCGAAGTCTAGGCCATGACCGAATTGCTCTATGTCTTCTGGGAAATCATCAACGTAGGTAACTTCTGGGAATACAAGCCCTTCGCGGTTGGCTCGCAATCCAAGGCCGTACACTTGCCAGCGATATTTATCAGCCGTGCCATTGCGCACGTTTTCGGGGTTGCTCGGATCGTAGCTTTCAAGCTCTTTGATAACCGAGTCCTGCAAATGCCTGTTATCCTTATAGGTCGAATGGGTGAATACCGTATCATTTCTTTTCTCAAAGGCAAAAAACCAATGATCGGTATATTTTGGGTTCCAATCTGCTACAACCAACTTTCGGCACCGCATTATCCAGTTCATTACCCTTTCCTTTTCGCAGCCGGAAAGTATCTCATTAAAGAAAATTATGTCTGATCCGGTGGCCTCCTTTACCTCGGTAGTGTTGTCATCCAAGCCCCTGAATCTGATTTCTTGCCCAAATAACATGTAGATAGGCTTTCCGGCATTGTCGCGGTAATTAGCTTGATTGTAGATGCCTATTGAGGTAAGGCACTCTTTGAAGTCTTTGAAAAGAAACTCTTTGCAGTTTACAAGGGTATCACGAAACAGGAATATTTCGAGCTTTTTACCTCGGTTGTGGTCGCATATCCATACTAGTAAATGGATGAAGTCCCAAGTTTTGGCCGATCGGCTGGAGCCCTCATTGCCGATGATTAATTTTGTTTCGGGCTTTCTGGCGGCCACCAGTTGCGCCATCTTGAAGAATAGCCCGTTAGGCTTCCAAATCATTTCATTTCCCCGTCTATAATCTGACCGTCTACCATTGCCGTAATGACGGGGCTCAAATCAACACTAGTTATATTCATCTCCTGCTTTGCCTTTCCCTCTACGCGATCAAATATCTCCATTATTGCGCGAAGGTCGCCATCGTTGGCCTTCTTCAACAGTTTACGGATGATGACCTCCTGAAACTGCCTGCGCTCCTTCTTGCCGTCAATTACCACTTCCACGTCCTCCTCCAGCATGGCCTTCAAGATCGTGGAAAGGTTCTTTGTGCCTTTCGGCTTTCCAGAAGGGTTAGGTGATGGGTCGCCTGCCTTCCACGGTTCTCTAAGGTTTTCGGGATTAGGCATTTATCGGTGCTTTTTCGGTGTTTTCTACCCAGGATTTCAAAGCCATGAAATCCATATCAGTTTCATGTCTTTCAAGAAATAAATCGTAATCCTTGTATGTGAGCAAGTCTTTTTTTATGTAAAAAAGTTCATTGTTTTTCCTCATGATACTAACAGATTCGCTTAGAAACTTAGTCCAATCAAACTTGTCTTCGTGTTTTTTAAAGTGATTTAGTTTACCTATTTTATACCCATCAACGTAATCTTTTGTTATCTCCATGATCTCAAGAGACTGATTTGGAAATATAACAGGTTCAAGACTAGCCCATGTTTTTATGCCCTCTTTATTTAAAAGTTTAAGAGTTTCAAACCTTTCTTTTGGGCTACTGCTGTTCCTCTCCCACTTCTTGCTGTCTGCCTCGTTTGTGAATGTTAGTGAGCCTCCGATCTGTATATTATGTCCGAACTTTTTAATAACGTCAATATCTTCCAAAATATTGAATCCGCCTTTTGATAGAATTGAAACAGGTATTTTGTATTCTAAAAGTATTTCAAGTACTCGCCTAGTTAGTTTAGTATCCTTATTGAAATGTGAATAAGGATCAGTAAGAAACGAAAGAAATACTTGCGTCTTGCTGTTTTGGTGTTTTTTTGCGGAGGCAATTACCTCCTTAATTAATTTACTTTCTTCCTTAATGTAAACGTCTGAGTGAACGTAATCAGACCTGAAACGCTTCATCATTCGAGGAACGTAACAATAAACACAACCGTGATCACATCCGGTAATGTAGTTCATAGCAAGAGGTGAATACTCCCTTGCCGCTCCTTGGGGTTCATAAATTGCTGCCATATTGTGTTGGTTTAAATTTATGACCAATATACTGACTATCAGTGACTTACGCAAGCTGATACGGGTCTATTTCTATTGAATTTCTCTTAACTTCCATTAACTTAGAGTGTTGCACCATATAATTAATCCATCTTTTCACGATTATATCGCAGTGTTTTGGGTCAAATTCCATCAGATAGCAATTTCTGTTGTTTTTTTCGCTAGCTATTAAAGTACTACCTGCGCCTCCGAAGAAGTCAAATACTAGGTCATTTGGCTTTGAATAGTGCATAATGAATGTTTCTGGAAGTTCAACCCTTTTGTGTTGATTAAAACCATCTATCATTTTATGATCTGTTGCTGACTCTATGAGGGTAGTAAATCCGTCACGCAGATTGTTAAATTTACCTTTGCCTTTTAAAAATTCAGCTATCAATGTAGTTCTTTGCATAGGCTGACTATTAGAAATCATTCGCGCAATCCTAAAGTCACACGTGAATATTTTTCTGAACGAGTCAAATGTTGCTGCCCTTTTAACTGTTTGCTTATCTCCATCCATAATAAAAACGTGGCAGTCATCCTTTGCTGAGTCCAATACTAATGGAGTGTAATTATCTTCAAGATCATAAGGTGGATCGGTAAATATAAAATCAGCTTTTTTTGATTGTGTTAACTTTAAGATGTCATCTGCGTTGCACGAATCACCACAATAAAGCCGATGATTATTTAACTCCCACAAATCCCCCTTAGCACATACCGCTTTACTGACTTCTGGAATATCATTATCGCCCTCCTCTTCTTCAATTTTTACTTTTAAATCGGATATATCCAATCCCCACTCGGTTAGTTGGTCCGCATCCCATTCATTCGCTAAAATATCCCAATCCCACTCACCGCCTGAAACGTTGTCTTTGATGATAAACTCGCGCTGCTGTTCTTCGCTCCAATCTGCCACGATAACGGGAACGTCTTTCATTCCAGCTTCAATACAGGCTTTGAGGCGCATATTTCCACCAAGAACTATCATGTCTTTATTTACCACGATAGGCCGCTTGTTGAGCATATCGGGAAAGTCTTTGATTGACTGGACTAGCTTTTTAAACTTGTCGTCTTTGATTAACCTCGGATTGTTCGGGTTAGGTTTTATCTGTGAAACGAGCATCACCATTTCCCTACCGGGCATTTACCGTTTTCCGTTCTCAATTTTGCTTGAAGGAGGCATCCACATTTACCGCATGTTCCGTTTTTGTTCATCATCGGGCAGGTTTTACAAATTTCGATCCGTTTAGCGTATAAAGTTTCATTTTGGCCTAAAACGAGGTTAGCGTATCCTTCTGCTATTTCGCCTATTTTGCTCAATTCTGCTCTTTTAGTTTTGCCTTTATCCCGTCCATTGTTACCCCTGTCCTTTGAATCTTCCTGAATGAAAACAGGCTTTCCAATTCAAAGCAACCGTATATCACCGCTAAAACGTTTAAAGTACCTTTCATGTTTAAATCAAAGAGGCCGACCAAGCGCTAGAGTCAGCCTCTTTCTAAGTGATAGCTTCATTACCTTAGATCACGTTTATTGGCGTGTGCAATACAAAATACTGTATTTTTTGGGACTTTCGCAATGATTTGTTTACCAAATTAGCCAAATCCTCGCACACATCAAAACGCTACCTTCCATCGATAAACTTTTCAATAGTCCAGATAGTGCCGATTAATAGCAAAATAGTAGCTGTGCATTTAGCCACAAACAAGCTAGGTAGCCAAATTAGCCACAGTATAGAAAATGGAAGCGTAACTATTAACGCCCCTCCTATTACTTTTAAAAAGTCTTTCATAAATCGCTACCCTCGGTAAATGAATGTGCTGAATTAATAGATTTCGCTATTGAATCCGAAATATCATCTTCCAAAATGTTTATCTCAGCAATAACTTTATCAACGCTTTCCCTAGCATCTTCTATCAGCTTTTGAAGCTCTTTTTTTTTAGCCTCAAGATAATCGCGTTTCTTTTGTAAGTCCATAGTTGGTTAGTTTTTGGTTATGAATGGTTTGTAAAAATACTTTAAACTGTTTGCGATCTCCGTATTTTTCGTGGCAAGATCGACAAAGTAACATCAAGTTTTCAATAACGTCCTTACCTTTAGTGCCTCCCATTTTTCGGCTGTCAATGTGGTGGATGTCGATACCACGCGCCCAGCATATCTCGCAGGGCATGAACTCGGTGCCGTCATAGCCAAACGCTTTAAGGTATATTTTAGTGTGGGGTTTCATTTATTTTGTTAATTGTGTAGTTTCGGTAATTTTCTCAATCTTCGCCCAATAGTCCCTAACTTTTACGTCACTGTGACTGTTTACGTTGATGCCTCGCTCTTTATACCATTTCTGACGCTGCTTGTAATAACAGGCGTCTTTGATCTCTTCTTCCGTTAGTACGATTGATCGAATCTCGGCCTCTTGGCGTTGCCTTACTTGGTCGTAGTCGTTAGACGCTGCGGTGTTAAAGTCTCCTTCGTTAGTTGATAGAGCCATAATTCTATTTTAATTTATTGATAAATCCAGCCCGAGCAAGCAAATAAGCAACCGTAAAACCTAAACCAAAGCCGATAATTATTTCCATATCGTTAAAGTCTATACCATTCGTCAAAGCTAATAAATCCGTCTAACTCTTTGCCCGTTATTGGGTCAAAGTTTGCAAGCATCCAACGCCTTCTTAATTCTAACATAACAACATCTTCCTGACTTGGTTGAACCCATCCGCTGGAA